TGATTTTGCATTTTGTGCTGTTGTATCTGCCCAATCGTTTAATTCAGCTTGCACTTGTTCCTTAGCATCAGATGCTAATTTATCAAACTTTTTAATCAACGTATCTATGCCTTTTACTTCTAATTGCATTAGTAATAAAGTATTGTTGCGACCTCGTTAACTTCAAAATATGCGCCCCATGTAAACTCACCTGTAGCACTATTATACAACACCTCTTTGCCTGTTGGACTTCCTGCAGTAATTACCAAATATTGGATGCCATCCTTAAACGCACCAAAAACATTCTTACCAACCAATCCATTGTAAGTAAATTGATATTCACCACCCTCAGCTATGTAATTGTATACTTTTATGTTTCCTGTGTCCATTGGTGCATCTGAATTAATTGATTCATCTAACTTAGTAGCCTTTATGTATTCAAAAGATTTCGCTCCCTCCGTTCTTATCTGTATTGAGTTAATCTTATAAAATTGTGATTCGTACTCTATAACATCATTACTTCTAGTTGGTCGCTCACGCTCATACCTTAATATAAAATTCTGGTCGTAGGTCCACTGGTTCTGATCATAACTCTTAGCTGTTGAACCATCCCTTTGCTCCACATCTGCCCACTTTGACCAACTACCAGTAAGCACACTAACCAACCCACCAAACTCATTTAAGCTTGTTGTATATCGATTTATAGTTACTCTGCGATTTAATTTATACACGCTTAAATAGGTTTAATAATGTCTTAGCTATCGGACTTATATCATCTGTTCCAATTGATCTGTTGTCATATAAATAATACACCTGGTTAAGTACTGCCGTCTTTAATACATCAGGTAATGTTGTGTAACCTGTTGTGTAATCAATGGTAATATTATTTGCATGTGGTGTACGTAAACGCTTAAACTCATTGCCACCCAAAGTATAATCAGTATCTAGAACTAAAGTTGTGCCTTGATCATTTACAACGCTATTAATTGCTATCATTGGGCCGTATGGGATATAAATATCACCATTTAAATTATTAAGCACTACTACTGCATTATGTTCTACAAAACCTACACCAGTGTAAGCTTCACACATCTGCCTTGCAGCAGTTATCAATATATTAATCAAGTCATCATCAGTGCTAATATCAATCTTACAAAAATTCTTAGCCTCAGTTAATGTAACCGGCTCTAATATATTTACATCATCAAATTGAATATCTAAAACACTATTGTACTCTACCATGATTATTTTATTTTAAAAAGCCCCACCCCATAGGGCAGGGCCTTTTTATTCATCATCAAACAAAACAAACCTAATTATACGTTACCGAAATCAGCATAAAGAGCAGAAGCAGGCATCATTAAGTTAACATCTTCTAAACACTCAATACGTGCAGTAATTAAGTTTTTAGTAAAGTTGTCTGCATCTTCCATAGCAAACTCAACAGTAATAGCTTCGGTCTCAACACGCTCAAGATAATCTCTATCGATAATCAATATCTTATCATCAGTTACCCAAGATGCTGGCAAGATTGGTGTACCACTGATTGCAACGTTTCCGTTAACACTTGATAAAATACCACCTGAACCTTGATAGTAACCATTAACATACAAAAGCTTATTCAAACGTGCTAATTGAGTATGGCTTACTAATGCATAAGATGCATTATAGTTAGCTTGCATTTGAGCAGCAATTGCATCAACGATGAATTTAACATCATCAGTCTCAGCTGATGCAGTTGATCCAGTTGCAGCAGTACTAACAGCAGCAAAGAATGTAGCATTCTCAACCTTGTAGAAATCTCTTAACAACAATCTTGGTAAAGTTGTTTGCATAAATGGTAATTGCTTAGCCATTTGCTTAGAGAAACGTGCAAAACCTGCAATATAATCTTCTACAATCTTGATTTCAGATAAATCGTAATCAACTTGACCTTTAGATGCTCCCTCAGTTTGTACTGCTATTGCACCTTCTCCACCAGTCTCACGATACTGAACATACAAACCTGTTGGGCTTATTGCAGTTGGCATTAAATCACGGAAGTTAATCTTTTGAGATGGCAAGATTGCTTGAGTAGCTGCATAAGATGCAACACCATCACCAGTCAAGTTGCTAGTCAAAGTCATATTACCAACAGCCTTTAACTCCATTCTGAATGGCTTACCTTTCTTTACATTTTGGATTTGGTCAAAGTTTTCCTCTAATCCTTCGCTAAATAATTGTCCAAAAGATTTTTTCTCCATGCTAGATGCAGATGAAGATTTTACTCTTGTTTGTAACAAATCAAATCCTTTTAAGATTGCAGCTTGCTCAGCTTTTAATTTGTTAAACTCTTCTGTCATAGCTTTTACAGCCTCAGCTGAATCACTACCATTACCGAATGCGTTGATTTTTTCATCAACTGCTGTTACTACTGATTTTAATTGATCAGCAATCTCAGACTTAGTTTTCTCAGATATTGAAGTTTCTAACGTTGATTTTAACGCCTCCAATTCTGACATTAATTCTTTCTTTTCCATGTCTTATGGTTTTTGTAAATTGATTAAATTTTATTTCTAAACGCTCTTATAATGTCCAATGTGTCATCTACTGGCTCAATGGTTGTAACCGGTTGAGTAGTGTTAGATTTCATATCTAGAATTAATTGAGCTAATTGTTTGCTGTGTAACAACAACATCTGTATTGTATCATCTGTTGCCGTTGTGTTTCTGCAGAACTTATCAATAGCTGCCGTCTTAGCAACTATCATGTCTACATCTAAATTCTTATCACCCTTTAATGATGTGATTGGCGTAAGTGCATTTGCACCCCATGCCGTCAATGAACTGCCCTCGTATAACTTAACCTCAGTAATCTCAAACTGTCCTAAAGATGGATTGCGTAAATAGTTTTCATAGGATTGGACTTGATTATGCTTGATTATTTTAAAGCCAATTGAATGCTCTGTTATCAACCCACTTTCAACCATCTTAATAAAATCCTCACCACCTTCATGCGTTCCCACTTGACTCTCGTAATATAATCCGTACTCATCCTCTCTTAAGGTCAATAACTTGCCTAATGGTTGGGATGGATCGTGATTAAGTAAATGCTTTATTCTCGGTTGTGCTGATGCTGGTCCCTGCTCGTTGATTGTCTTAGTAAATGCACCAGGCTTCATAATGTCGCCATCACTATCTACATTATTGAACTTGCTAAAATACCCTGTAACAATGCCCTGAATTGGATTCATATCCATTATCTCAGATATTATTGATACATCCTTTATGTTGTATATGCTGTTCATTGATATAAAGTTACTAATTTATTTTAATTATTAAACCAAATTTTTTTGAACCTGGTAAGGGGTTCGCACCCTTATCTCCCTACTATGTAAGGGCGTTTCCTAATGTTGGTATTCATTCCCAATTACGCCAACCAGGTTATATTATCTTCTAATTATTCTACCATTCCTATCTCGCTTAGCATTGAATGCAACCGTACATCTACAATTAATCACTTCCTCAGCCGGAACTGCTAATCCATTAGGTTGCTGTCTTACACCAGGTTGCATCATTCCAATATCTCCAAGCTTTGCATTGGATAATGTAAATGGTGTCTCAATTGGTAGCCTTGTGCCATCAACCATTCTATGATCATGCCTTGTACGTTTATCCTTAACTGCTATCCATATCTTCTCCATTACATTGCCACTCTCATTTGCATAAATCATAGCTGCACCATTTGCACTGGTCACTGTCTCTGTTCTTGCTATACGTCTAGCCCTCATTGCATTAAATGCAGGACTAACTAACAACTGCTTTACTATATCATCAAATGATGCTCCAGTTATGGCCGCATCTGATAATAATTGCTGAATAAATGATGTGCTGTAACTTGTCATTAAGCTTGCATCATTAAGCAAGTCAATGCCATAGTATTGATTCATTAACTCTACTATCCTTTCATTAAATCCCATCTGACCAGTAACAAACGCATCATCTGCTTTTATTGATTCAACCCTCGTAACTCTTGCCCATGCCGGACCAACCGTCTTATACAATGAAACTAAAACTTCGTAGATTGGAAACACTGGCAATGTCATTGGATCCTGTGTCTTTATAAACGCATCTAACTGAATCTTTAAGGCTTTCTTAAACTTAGGCTCATACAACTTTTCATAACGCTGTTGAAACTTATTCCACTTATTCCAATATGCCTGTTGTTCCTGTTGTGTCATAAACTAACTGTTATGCTTAACCCTTGACTACTTAATTTATTTGCTAATGCTTTCTTTATCTGCTCTACTTTCCATTCCCTTTGCTGTTTCTTTAATGGGCATGATGGTACTGGTAACTCACTGATCAACATCAATGAAACTTTACTATGTAACATCTGTGTAATTTGCTCTATACTTTTTTCCATTATGGCATTGGTAAATCAGAAACATTAATACTTAAATCGGTAATATATTGTTTACCTGAATCTATTATAATTTGATTCATTGCTTCCTCATCAATCATCTCGAAATCTTGTATTTCTCTTTTCTCATTTGGTGTTATCCACCACATTGCACTCAATGCCTCAGCTTGTGTCTTCATATCATCTTGCATAGCTGGGATGTCACTTATATCAATCTCAATTGTTCTTTGTATACCATCAGTATACATTGGTAGTATTCCCTTAATCAATGCATCCATAAACAAATGTATGTTTGGTAGAATTGAGTTCGTATACAACATCTTTAACGCCGTATTCATGTTGTTGTATGTACTGCTGTCTGTATTATTTAACAATACCTCAGGAAACTTATATGCATTGCAAATCTTTGTGAAGTCAATCTTTTGTAAGTCTGTAACCTCCATATCTGCTAACTTTAATCCTAACTCTAAATATCCCATCTCACCAGCTGCGAAGTATGGCGCACCTTTATTACTGCTATTCTTTAAATACTTTGCAAAGTCATTCTTACGTTGCCCTAATGTCTCAATGGCAAAGTCTGACTTTTCATAAACAATACCAGGCACACCACCATTTTGCATCTGTGCAACTGATGCATTCATACCAGCATCTAATCTAGTAACACGCTTAGTTAATACCTGCAATGGACTAAGGCCCCTGAACTGCTGACCATTGGTGATTGTAGGATTGTAATATTTTACGTGAATAATATCATCAGTAGTAAATTTACCATCAAATCCTACATCAAAGTATCTATAGCCAACTACATGCTGAGGAAAGCTATCACTAACTAACACCGTTACATTTTGGTTATTCAATGCATGTAACGTAACCATACCTGCATTAGGCCCTAATTCCAATACTTCCTTATACAAAAACAACTCACCAGTAATGTAGAGAATTGTGTAGTACTTAATTTTGTCTTCATAAGTTATGCCTTCCAACATCTTCATAAAAATATCATCAGGCTGTAAATCTTGTAGTGCTTTTGTCTTATAATACTTCTTTTGAATACTTTTAAAATCGTGCCTCTTATAACCCTTCATTGCCATATCATCAACAACCTCATAGCCATAAAATGGAATCCTTGCAGCAGTCTCAGCTAAGTAACTGATCACTGAGTAAATATCATCAATTGTTGTATACTGGTTGATGGCTTCAATAGTTTGCCAACTTGGGAAGATGGCGTTACTAGCGTTGATGGTCATACCCATCATGTTATTTACTGCCTTAGTTTTGGTTTCTTTTTTGCCAAATAACTTATCAATCCATTTCATATGCAAATACCATTTTAGGTTTAAACTCAAATATCTCTCTCATCATAAACATATCTAATAAATCCGGGCTATCCCCATTAAGCTTTATCTTCATCTCATCCTTACCAATTATTCTTAGCTTACCATCATAATCACTCTTATCACGCTTGATAGCTTTACGCTCATACATAAATCTTTGTTTGACCGTCATTGTACTATCATACATCTTACTGGCTACATGCTTATTAATCTTCATCCTACCCATACTAACTGCATTGCCTGTACGATAATAACACTGTGTCTTTAGATTCATGTAATTTTCTTTAATCAATCTGCCACTTGCCTCATCCTTTACACTCATTGCTGATGCGCCACCATTGAATGGAACTGCACCACGAATGAATCCATCAACATAACTACCTACACCATCAGCATCATAACAAATATACCGATTTTCTACGGAATACTTTTGAGCCATACGATTTATTAAATCAATTACTTGCTTACCATCACTCTTATCCATTATCTCAATGTCCATTAGCTCCATCCCTTCCCAATAACCCACAACAAGCTTATTGCTTCCCTTCATCGCAATATCAGCCGTAATGTATCTGCCTGTCTTATCAACGCCTTTAATGTTTTCAAACATACCTACAAACGCATCGTAATCGTAGATGTCATTAGGGCTGTTGCTTACCTTCCATCTACCCTCCAACAATTGACGCCTGGTGTCCTCATCCTGACTAAGCAAGTTACCCGGATAAGAAGGATCATGCTTCAACCCTTCCTTGTTATCATAGATTGAACCACTCACAAACGTAATTGATTTGATGAAGTCTGTAGCCGTTAATCCTGATGCATCTATCATTGGTTTAATGATATGCTCAGCTTTCTCATACACCTCATCATAGCTATCGCCCCAAATATAATCATGGCCATATTTGATGAAGTATCTAAGCTTACCTCTACGTTCTAATATTGGAAAGCCAGTCTCTGCATCTATCCACCAACTGATCAGCTTGTACACCCAACTCTCAGGATCAGGGTTACATGTGGCCCTAACATAAGGCTTCACACTGCAGGCACTACGGTTACGTGATAGCAGATAAAAAAACATAGATTCAGTAAAATGTGTCAGCTCATCAAAACCCAAGAAAGGAATCTGCGCACCTTGCCAATCATATTTATTTTTCTCGTACTCCAAATGCCTAAATGATATCTTTACTCCGGATGGGAATTTCCAATCTAATGATGACTCCCTAGCATCACCTTTGACTATTGGATAAAGCTTTGTACTGGTGTCCCATAAGCCACCCTCGTTCCTAATCTGTACGCTGGTTCTCCTGAATATCACACCACCAAATCCTTTTATGTCTATGTGTCTAATGGGATCAAGTAACAATGCAAATGTCTTACCAACAAACGCAGCTGCACCACCAATGACAATATCTGCAGGGCTTGACAGTGCAATTGTTTGGTAACCTGGTTGAGGTCTTATGTAGTTGATGTTATACTGTTGGCTCAATGATTTCGTCTATTGGTTCAATAAAGTTATCCCGGCCATTATCCGGTAGCTGTATTACTTCAAATGTTTTTATGTCCTGTTCTACACTCATCTCAATCTTATCTGTAGGTTTACCTACACCATGCTCCCAACAAAACTTAACCAGTGCAGGTTCACCGGAATTAAGCAAATGTATAAACCCTTCCTTAATTCCTCCATAGTGTTGCTCAATGGCTTGCACTGCCAATTCCCGCACGTTTATTTCGTACTCTTTCTTTGGTCTGCCGGAACCTGGTCTATATCCTCCTAGTACACCCATCTGAATTTATCAATTTTAATCAGTATAAAATTACTTATTTTTTCAGACATAACGATAATTAAATGACTTCTTAACTAATTCTAAGGCTTTTTTATGGTCTATAAGCAATACATCCTTCATCTCGTATATGTCTTTAAATATCGTGCCAGTACTGACCTCTAAAATAGATTTAGGCTTTGCACCATTTTTTCTTTGTTTAGCATTTATGATTTTTATCAGCTCATCATTTTTATAAACTTTGTAGAGATTTTTTATGCCTTCATACATCTTTAAAATTTGCTCCATAATTTCCTCATCTGACCTAGTAGTTGTAGCCACTTTATAAGCCATTATTTTGTTTGAATTATACACTCTGTAAATGTTTGGTTTTTGCATATCTTTTTTATTAGTTTGTAACCAAAATATCGATTTGTACCTTTTTTTCTTTTCTTCTATATATATATATATTTATAACTTTAGTAAAATAATTATAAAAATAGGTTACATTGGTTACAAAAGTTATTAAATAATTGATTTTCAATGCGTTTGGATGTAACCAATCTTGTAAAAAATAGGTTACAAGTTAAAACAAATCGGTTACATCGGTTACAATTTCTTGATAGTTATTATTATTTTTTCCTATTTTAAAGTACTTTTTGTTGTTGTCTTGTCTATTTTTGTAACCAATGTAATCAATATTTAAAATTTGGGAACCTATTTGCAATCCTTTTGAGAATCTTTTTAGACTGTAATCTCTTGCCTGTAATTCGTACCGATTTAGAAAGTTTTTCCACTCTTCATTCATGGGTAATTGTTGCCCTAAATGATCCTCAATAATAGTGTCTAAATAATCAAGAAAATCTTCACCAAATTGCAATTTAATTTGCTTTCTATTTAGCTTTTCACTATTCATAATTGGCTTAATCCCATTTATAAAATAATACTGCACACATTTAAATAAAAAGTTGTAGAATCGTTGCCATTCATCATTATCCCAGTCGTTAAATAATTTATTGCCAAAGTGCTGCTCTGGAGTCTTACTAGATGAAAAGAATGGGGCAAATTCAAGCACACGCTGTCTACGTTTAGCATGTTCAGCATTAGATGCAATGCTATAATTAGTAGTAAAAGCTAATTTTGGTGAATCATCAAAAGATAGAAATATCTCATCTTTGTTTTTCTTTTCAATGGTCATACCTTCGGTAATGGTCGGATAATAACGCTCAAATTCTACATTTTTTGGGCAATCCTCAATGATTACAAGCTTGGTTCCAAGCTCTACCCGGCTAAATGCAAATGTCTTATCAGGTTTGAAATTTTTACCATCCATAGTAACTGTAGGAATCAATTTGCTAATGGCTTTAAAGAAAATACCTTTACC